GCGTTAAGGGGGTTAACCATAATAATCCCATCAGTAGAGATTACATAGTCAAATTCACGATCAGACCAACCTGTGATAGTGAAGTAGTCATTACCAGATCCATTAATGTTAGCCTGCTTTACACCATCTTGATAGACAGCTACACGAAGATCACCCGCGCCATTTGAATACAAGACCAAAATATATTCATCAAACGCAATCAATCTACGCGTCCAATCTGACAAAGTTCCGATGTCTATATCATCAATATACTCAAGACCAAAGCGCTTAACCACACCACCTTGAGGCTGAGTTAAAACATTATCAGCAACACTCAGCCCCTTATAGTACTGAGCCAAGTCATAGCGTGAACCCATTTTAGGGGATAACACCCCTGAATTGAGTGAAGAGATAGCCTGAAACGACCTCATGCGTATTGAAACTCGTTACTACTGCCGGAAAGGTGAGCATCCAAAAACGGACTACTTGTTAATGGAAGTGCAGGTCTATTCATTGAATCAGCAGTACGAGCGACATTAACTTGCTCAAAGTACTTGCGCTCAAAGGTAGCATTCAACTCTTGCTTGTCAGTCACAGCAATCGCGCCATCAGCCGCTAAACGGTAGACCATTAACTTAACAAAGTAGGGAGGCCAAGTAGATTCATCCGGCCTAAAGATATAATCAATATCCAACTCAGATAGATTTGAGTAAATTTCTTGCTCAAAGATTTCCCAATCCGTGCCTTGTGGTCGGACAGTTTGCATCATAAGGAAGTCAGCGGGAATATCGTATTTATATTGATATTGATTTAATGGGTCAGGAGATGCGTTTAAAACTAGCGTGCCTTTCTTCATAGCAAAGCGCCAGTAATTCTCCGTCAAGACAGCCTCTACGGTCTGCTCATAAATCTCATTCATTGTCTTAGCCCCATTGCCAGGGTCAGAGAATGAAGTTATTGCATTATCACCTAGAAGCTTTAAAGCTTGTGAGGCAATTTGTACATCAGTAAATGCCATGAAATTACCTATAGAAAGAATGCCTCCCCCGAAGGGGAGGGCTTAAGACTTATGCGAAGTCGTTAGCTTCACCAACTGTAGCAGCACCCGCAGTTACAGACATCTTCAGGAAAGATGTTGCATCAGAAGCGCTAGCCAAGATAACTGAACCATCTTGCAGACCCAGACCGCCTGTAGTAGCAGCAGCGTCATCAAAGTAGTTAGCACCTTTAACAGTAGCCAAGTTGTCAGCGCTTGAGTTATAAACAAAAACACGTGAACCATTGCTGTTAGCCAGAGAGCTAAGAGGAATAAAATTTTCTGCTTCAAAAGCCATGATAAACCTCCTTATGACTCATCAACGCCAACTGTTACGATGCCTTCAGCGTCACGTGCAACAGCACCCGCTTTATAAACACCATTACACAGCCAAGACGTTTTCTGTGGTACGTAGTTAACTTCAGTACGCGCATCCAAGTTGACAGCGATACCCAAAGCAGCTTTGTGATAAGCCAAGCAAGTACGGTCACTACCAGACAGCGGCAAACCACCCTCAGCACGATCCTCAATCATCTTCCAAGTGAAACCCATGAAAGTATTGATCTCACCACTCATCAACAGACGTACAGAGTTGTAATCCTGTGAAGTGATAGTAGTATCGTTCAAGATGTCTTGCAGAGCAGCAGGAGAATGTACAAGCGTACGCTCCATACCAGGAACCGCGTCATCATTCAGCAGCTTGCTAGCTTGAGTGATCTTAGCCAGAGAAAGGCCAGTACCACTGGGAGCAACAATCTTAGTTGTACCTGAGTTAACAGCAGCGTCAATAATCAACTGGTCATCACGGCGGCCAAGAGCCATTGCGATGGTTTTAGCCAACTCAGCACGCTCATCGAAGTTAACTTCAGCTTGGTCAAATATATCCGTATACTCTGGAGCATTCCAGTTTTCCATTGTGGCAGTTTGACGGCTATGGGTAATGTCCATAGGGGTAACGTCAGCTTGCGAAGCTTTTTGGTTAGCAATACCTTTACCCATGCGAGTAAATTTGTATGCTTCACCTTTAACGCCAGTACGTACAGTGACAGTATCGCGAAGTGTTTTAGAACCTTGGTAGGCGTGTTTTACTTCACTGTCAAATTCGGTAATGGCTGCATCAGAAAGAAATTTAGACATTTCTAATCTCCATTAAAGTTTAACAAAAGGTTTCTGCCTTACTTCGCTGGAGTGTCCTAATACAAGGGGCCAGCTATGTTTAGCTAATCCTATCTGTATTAGGGCCTTGGATAAGGGTATCCTAGATAAGTGTTACCATTATACACTAGATTTACTAAAAGTAACACCTATGCTCGAGTAAATTCAAAAGCTATAGAAGTGTCCGCCAATCCAGGGCCGCCATCACGCTCATGCTCAAATGCTAGATTAACCACTTGATTAGTCGGCAAAGCATTAACAACCGTCAGCGCATCATAGAAATAGTTGGCTGATCCAGTTTGGTTGTTTGAATCTTCATAGTAAACAGTAGAGGTATCAGCATCAATGATTCTTACCTTGTGAGTCCTGTTACCACCTGAGTTTTGACGATAGCCCACAGTGAATGCATTTGGCGTATCGGTAGTCGTATCAATCTGAAGATAACCAATGTTATCCCAATTATTAGGAGTATTTGCAATACGGGAGAATGTAGCTAGGTAATCAGACCCTTCTGCCCATGTCCCATAGTTAACCCCGTTTACTTGGCACGAAAGAGATGCTGCGGGGTCAGGAATAAATGACCCGCTCAACTCATAAATCTCACCAACCAACCTAGCTCCGGCAGCTACAGTCAAATTACCACTTATGGACTTTATATCAGCGTAGGTAGCGCCGCCATTAAGCGTAACAGAACCAAAAAGAGCCTCGACATTCATCCCTACAACACCGCTTGTTACCACAGTGCTGCCAACATGGGAGTCCATTCTATAAACAGCCCCACCTGACACATGTGCAATATCGCCCGTGTAGCTCTGAGCCTCATATCTTCCATTAGGAGAGCTGTGAGTAATGTCGCCATTAATCTCCTGAGATTTAACTTGCGTAATTGCAGCCCCGCTTGAATCAATGTTCCCATCAATAATCTGACACTGTATTTGAGCCTCGCCTAGATTCTCAATATTACCTTTCATTACTGAGCCGGTAAATGTCAGAACCCCTCCGACTTTGACATCAATAGCCAAATCAGTTCCCATTCTTATATCGGGAATCAAGGCCACAAGCTTGCCATTTACAACCTCAATACCTTTGTTGCCAGTTCCATTTTGTGTAAGCGCAGAAGAATCAACCACAAGCGCGGCACTTGTGTTACTTGTATTGTAATAAATCCCTGTACAGCCTGTAGGTGACGAGCCGGTAAAAATATTACCTAAATTAATCTCATTGACTTGTAACCTGCGCGGTGTGCCCGATGAGGTGTAACTGATAGCAACTGAATTATCCCCGTTTACAGCTATCTGCCCAATATCACAAAAAACATCACTTGAAGTTCCACTAATATCATAGCCGACACAAGACTCTCCATTAGTGAATACACCAAAAGCGACAAGGGAGGTTTGGTCTTTACTATCAGCAGAGACAGCAGAGACACCGTTTACGCCAGGAATAGTGACAACAGATGCTAGGCGAACATAACCCGTAGTAGGGAGTGAGCAAAAACCTGTGATGCTAGAATCTTCACAGTTAACCCTGACAAAATCACCAAAACTAATCCCCGAAGACTCTAAATACCGCGCTCCATCAAGGCCGCGAATAAGTACAGGGTCTTCCAGTGTAGGGGTCTCATTTACAGCGTTTGTATTTGCCTGTGAGAGAGTTGTTACAGGGTAGCTCTCAGAAAAGCCGGTCAATAAATCATTGCCACCCGAGGAAATAAATACAATGCGATTGCGGTCAGATAAATAAGAACAAGTCATTTTACATAATACCCCGATAAAGTCTCATCCCATATAAGCGTAAAAGATAGGCCGCTAGGGATTGTGTTAGGCTGATTTTCAGGTGTAACAGATAATGTAACCACCGAATCAGCCGCGTAAATTGTCACCTCCCTCGGCAAGCCATTGGGAATAGTTATAGTCCTAGAGCCTGTTACCCTTAAGCTTGTATCGGTCTCCAAAACTGTATAATCTTCATCAACGGTTTTAGAATTGCTACCATTAGGCTGCGAACCCAAAACAACCACGCCACCTGATACTTCAAATACACCCAAAAACTCTCCGTCATTGCATACTGCATATAGCAAATCACCAGTATCAATTTCATTAATCTTCGTAAGAAAATAATCGTTCGCGGTAATATCCGCATAACTATCATCAGTCTCATACGTAAAAAAACGAGGCGCAGACGAATTCGCTTGCGCACTCAAAGGGAGGAATTTGTTTAAATCAAAAGCCATTTTAATCTCCAAGGCAAGCCAGGATAATCAAGACAGCTACTATTACTTCTATCATATAATCTCTGGCGTATGTTTATTTCCTTGTAGCTGCTCGTACATCTTGCGCACCCTCGCAGCATACTCGGGGTTTTGCATCTTGCGGTTTCCATGCTCATCTACCGCAAACTGCATTTCATTAATCTGCTCCATAGTCACTTGAGGGGCGGGTGGTTGTTGATGTGAAGTTCCTTGTGGGGCATTACCCGTCTTATCCATAATCATCTCAAACACCTCAACCATCCCCGCATCCGTTAAACCGGCAGCAAATTTGTTATATAAATCTTCAGAACCCAACTGAGCTTTAGCCCATGACGCTACATTCTGTAACCGAGCCTCACCCTTATCACCTAAAGCTTTCATCTGTTCAGCAACATGGTCAGCAGCTAACTTCTCATCAGCCTGAATATTAGCTAACTCCTGCTCTACAAAGCGGTTAACGAACTTATTATAAGTATCATTATTCATGCCTGACTCTTTAGCAAACTCGGTAAAGTCTTTAAGTAAGCCATCTTCAGGGTCTAACTCATACTCCACACCTTCCGCGAGTGTTACCTCATAATCATCGGGCGCACCAGTAAAGCCACCAAACTGCTTTTCTAAGTCCACATAAGCCTTAGCTTGGTCTTCCACAGTCTTATACTTGTCAGCCTTAAACCACTCAGGAGTTTCCTCTATAGGGGCTTCCTCAACCTGATCAACAGGTGTATTAGTTGGCGTTGTTGTTACTTCGTTAAGTAAACTTTCTTCTGTCATTTTGTCACCTCTAACAGTTTAGTTTTGATTAAATGGAAAATACTCGGCTTATCCTCTATCTGTGCAGCTTTGTGCATGGATAGAATAATACGCCTTACAAAGTTCTTCTCACCCTCGATTAGCCCCGCTTCAAACTGCGTAGACTGAGGGTTAATGGATGGGGTTAATACATGATTATCCACCCAATACTCTAATAGCTTCTTTCCTTGCTCAGTATCAAAGACGGCATAAACCATCTCAGACACCTTACCTTCTGCTTTCTGAAACTCCGCTAACGCGTCACTCTGAGTCTCAAAAATATCAAGGATGTCGTCACTCACTCATTTGCTCCTGTTGTGCGGCCTGTGCTGCCATATCAGCAGCTTTAGCCATTTCTTGCTGTATCTTATCGCTAGACTTCAATAAATCCTTATCAATGCCATACGCCTCACCCAGGTGCGTAGGAATCTTGCTCGACTCAACCATAGCCATAGCCATCTCTGGGCCATAAATACCTTGCAAAGAAGCGTAGTAAGACATAAAAGACTGAGCCTTCTCTACATCCATAGCCTTAGCAATCGGTGATACATAACGGATTTGAATTAACTTACCATCTACCTCGGGTAAATCAGCAGGGATACGACCTCTACGCTTTAAGATAGAGATAATCCTACGCACCAAAGGATAGATGTACTCAGGATATTGACGGCTAAACGCACTACCCGCACGCCTTAAATCAGCCTGATTCCTTAAGATATTCTCTGTAGCAGTCCTTACAGGGTCTTCTAAGCTACCGAGAGGGTCAGCGAACAAGGCAGCGTTAATAACATTCTTCTGCTTTTCATAAACCAACTGCTCAAACTGTGGCGCACCACCTAACTCCAGAGGTCGGAGGGTAGGGTTAGCCGTAGCATTAGACGCAACAGGGATGATAGAGCCTGGTTGGAATGTGGCTGTGTAAGGGTTAAAGACTTGATCTGATACACCCGTCCAAATACCTGTCACCGCAATAGCAGCAGCTCGTAGCTCAAACTCAGCCATCTTATTCACTACTCGGATGGTAGGTAATACCTGAATAACTGGCCCGCGACCATAATCCTCACCCGCAACCACTTGCCAACGAGGGAATACAGCAGGAAGCTCATCATAAGCTTGAGTGAAGATTAATTCTTTCTCCCAAATAACTACTTGATGAAAGCGCTTATCTTTTTGGTTAAAGATAGTACCATCTAGGATTTCAATGTCTTTGTTAGACGTATCCTTTGAAGAGGAATCAATGACTTGGCGCATCTGAGAACTAATCTCAGCTCTAGGCCATGTACTCTCTACATTGCGTGGATTCATCTTCCACTTGCGCCAGAAGCCATTGATCTCACCGTAAGCGCCAACCTCAACGCAGAAGTCAGGTAAAGGAATGGCTGAGAAGTTGAGTAGTGGCGATGTCACCCCGTCACCCTCATCAATCATCAGGCCGCCCATCCCGATACCCAAATCCATGTACATCTCTGTACTCTGAACATCAAAATTAGAGCGCTCAATTTCCTCAAAGAAAGGGTCTTCCACCTCATTCTCTAAAAGCTTATTTACCTCAGCTCTCTGCTCATCATCCTTAATCTCTGAACCTGCCTCAAACTTAATCCAGTGTTGGTTAACAGGGGTAAGACCTGCTTGCATACGAGAGGCGAAGGTTTGTAGACCGCTTACCGCGGTGTCATCGAATACGTGTCGATTCTTGTGCTGGCCTGGCGAGTATTGTGTGAATGTATCTCTTTGTGGGGATGCGAAACGAAAGGCATCTTGATACAAAGAGCGCCACATTTCCTTGCGCCCTTGGCATGAGTTGTATCGGCTCTTGAGGTCGCCAACCGTACCTAATCCGGCAGGGGCTTCCATTATGAAACGCCTAATTTATTCTGCAGACTATTCTGCTGCTCAATCAGAGACATACGACCACCCTGTCTACGCTTGAGGCCCGCAATATTCTCACGCTCAATATCTTTCTCTTCAGCCATTGCTTTTTGGGTTTCACGCCTCTGATCTGCAATTAAACGCCTTTGGAGTTTTGCTTGGCGCTCTGCGGAGCTTCTACCTGTGCTCATGATAAATACCTATAAAGTTGATAAGGGGTAAAGATAAACGGCTTCCGAATACCTAGAAAGCTCTTAACCACCTCAACACAATTAAACCAACATATATGACCACGTATTTATGAGGGCAGATAGATTTAGACCATATTGTTACATCACTAAACCCGAGATAAGGCTGCACTTTCACCCATGAGTGACCACAGTCCTTAACATAGTAAACATGACTAAAGCCTTTCTTAAGAGGTAGCCACCAAAACCTACGCCCCTCACAGAAGATTACATAGCCCTTAGTCGAATGGAGACCATCCTGCATTTATCACCACCGGTCTTTGATTCTCAAAACCTGCTGACCTAACAGCAGTAACACCCTCACCCAACATCACAGCACCATACTCCAAAGCCTCAACAGGGTGGGAATACTGATTCTTATCAGGCTCTTCCGTGTATCGCTCATGAGAAGTGGATAGCTGACGATACCTGAAACCACCCATCAACCCCTTACGTATCATCTTGCATTTAGGGGAAAGCTCAAACGCAGGGCGACCATCCATACACAAACGAGTCATTGGGCCACGTAGAGACTGTCTACGAATACCAGGCTTATTTGTGTTACACGGATGACAAACCAATCCCTCAGCCCTCAGCATGAGAATAGGCGTATCATCGGTAGCTTGACCTTTACCCTCACCTGCGGGGTCTCCCGAACCTTGAAACTCAAAGCCAGGATAGTTCATATCTAAATAAGTCTTAAACTCTCTACCAAACATAGCAGCAGAGAAGTCATCAGTCACAAACTCATCAAAGCAATAGATACGACCCTTGTTATCTCTCTGCATTAACGCAGCAGCAGGGGTACGCCCAAAGTCATAACCCACCATAATAGGGTAGCTTGGATCAGGCTCTTTATGCTCACTAAGGCAATGTACAGTGTCAGAATACTGAGGGTGAACAGGCTTACCATCAGCAACAAATCCATACTGGTTTGCCACGTTGACCTTAATCCAGTCATCCGTTGCGCCCTTGGTAAGTGATTCATAATAGCCATCAGGAAGGTTATTA